TTTTAAAGTATCTCTAATCGACATATTTAATTTTGTAATAGCTGATATTTGAACATCTTTAAAATTCAATAATGAATTTTTACCGGCAATTATTTCTTTTAAACTGTCAAATTCTTTCTTTGAAAACTCAGTTGTGTTTTTTACAACTTCTTTTCTAAAATGCGTGTTTCCGTTTTTGTCCTTTACCTGCTCTAATTTGCCCGCAATTACTTCTGGCGGCAACTCGCTACATTTTTTCAAAACGAATGTAAAAGAGGCAATAAATATAGCCGCAATAAATACAATTAAAATGTTTTTAGATTTCATTTTCCTCTGTTTTGTTAGTTTCTTCTTTTTCTTTTGGGGTGATTGGTACAGATTTGTCTAAATTTTTCAGAAAATTAAATTCTATTATACCCAAAGCCTTATCCCAAAACACAAAAATGTTAGGCTTGTAACCTCTCATTTCTTTAAAATGTCTCCCTATTGATGAGTATTCATAACCATTCGACATGATCCAAAATGCATTCTGAAATATTAATGCAGTAAACCAAATTGATGGATAATCTATCAACTCCCCGCCAATAGACATTCCCATTAACATAAATGTGAAAATACCTGTAGCTAAATATTTAACGGTTGTATCTATTAATTTATTTGGGTCAAACGGCTCATTTTTAATTTTCATAGATACCCTTTTCCCAAAATTATAATCAATAATAGTAAGTAATGTATAAATTCCCATATGGAACATTTGAAACAAAAACGGGAAAATTAATAGCTTTTTATTTGCATCTTTTACAAGTAAATCAAAAAGGGCTTTTGTACTTACAGTTAAAAAATAACTACTTATAAAAGAAAAAACCAATGAAGCGCCTTTTTTAAAAAAAATAACCTTCATTACAAATATTCCTAACGATTTTGAAAAACCCATCTTGCAAATTTTATTACTGTTAATAATAATATCCCACCTATTAAAATAGGATAAACGATTTCATCATAGATATTCCAATTAATTTTACATCCTATAGCAATTAAATTAATTGTTTGTATCACCAAATATAATACTACTACTATTTTAGTATAAATACATGATTTAAAAAAAATCAATTTAAGTAAATAAGAAAAAGCAAAAACCCAAATAACTAATGTATTTAAAATAGGATAAATTGTTTTCCAGTAATTTTTTAGGTCTTGTAGTTTCCAGCTTATTAACTCAATCCCTGCGACAATAAAAATTACAGACGCTAAAGCAATACCGGCTAAATTGTATTTTATTACTTTTCGTTGTAACTGTCGTATTCTTTGTAATAGTTTATGTGGCATATTATTTTTTTACAAATTTACCTAATTTACAAGTAATTATAAAAAAACCACCCGTTAAGGTGGTTTTAAATTAAACGAATTCTGAACTTATAGAATTACTCATAAATAAATGTCCTTTTGGATTCGGGTGAAGTCCATCAATAAGTAATGTATAATCGTTGTTAACTAACTTATCTAAATCAATTAATCTAACTCCTTTTCTTTTTGCAAGCATTCTAACCGCAAAAGCTAAATCACTTCTTTTTTGATCTGTATAAGCTGTCCCAACGGCTGAAACACTTCTATCAATTGGCATTGGTGTTAGCAATATAGGAACCGCCCCGGCATTTTTAGCCAAATTAATCATATTGCTAATATTTGATACACTTTGCGCAACTGTTATCCCAACCCCTGATGTTTGAGCATCGTTTATACTTGCTTCTATAATTATTATCTGTGGTGAATTTGCAGTAATCAACCCAGGCAATGCAGTATTCATACTTGTTGTATTCTGACCATTAACCCCACCATTTATAACGGTTATTGCTCTACCCAAAACATTTGTTAAGGTTACTTGTAATAGAGTCCTCCAAGCCTTTGTAATATCAATTCCCGATGCTCCATCAGATCCAACACCATTTGTTATGGATGATCCTAACGCTAATATTTTTGTAAAGTCTACAGGTATTTTTGCAAATCCAGTATCAGCCAATACTAATTGTGCTTTACTTTGTACAGAGAAATTCAAAGGTTGTTTGTTATATTCTAAAGGGACAACGCCAAATAATTCCTCCTTATTTCCGTCAAATTCCAACAATCTTATTTGGCAATGCAATTCCGGTGCGTTCTGCGCCAGGACCTCAGAAATATAAGTTTTGCCGTTATCCTCTATTATTTGAGGTGTAGCTACCTGGTCACAATTAAAGGCATTGTAAAACGGCAACTCATCATTAATGTCCAAAAGTTTTCCTTTTTTAACCCATGTTTTTGGCTCAACTTCTGTTGATTCAGCATAAAATAAAGCTGTTGGCGCGTTTCCTGGCAACTCATATGCAGAATGATAAATCATCATCCATCTGTCCCCATTTGATGATTTGAAAATATCACCACCTCCATACATTCCTGTAGCGTTTACTGCTAAAGTTGGAAGCGTTTGAACAACTTGCCATCCTGATTCTATATTTAAAGATCTAACCAGGTATAACGCCCATGTTGGACCACCTCCGGGTTTTCCTTCAACTACTCCATAATAATAATTATTTGATTGTTTTTCCGGGAAAATACCAATGTTTGCAAGGTATGGTATGCCTGTAGGTATAAAATCACCAACAAGGGTGAAATTGAATCCATCCGTACTTTTAAATATTTTACCTCCTGCGTTTGATGCCGTATAATCCATTGCGGCAAATACATAAACAGTATCATTTATTACACCCGCCCAGGAAGCCATGGCCCTGGTTACTCCTGCCTTATTTCTAAGACCTCCTATCACAACATCATTTGTGTACATCATATAACCACCGTCAATCCTGTTTGATGTAGCAACGGCAACTCCTGACTCTATAAAATTAGTAGGGGTTGACTTTGCCGCAGTAAAGTATAGAAAATATTTTCCTTTAAATTTTACAATAGTTTGCTCAGCGGGAACATCGAAATAAGGGTTTCCAACTAAAAAATTATTACTTAATTGATTTCCTATTGATGGATAAAGTTTGTCTTTATGTGATGTAATATCAAAAGGGTTGTAATCTGTTGAGTATTTTGCAGCCCTTTCAGCTGAAATATCACGATCCCAATACACAACACTGTCAACTGGTTTTGAGTCTTGTTGATTCAATGTAAATTCTATTTTGGACGCTTTTTTTCCAACATTTAAAAATCCTATCCTTTGGCCATTTGCATATACATTTAAAAATCTCGCATCCCCTACCACAGCAAAAGCTACTTTTTTATTGCTGTAATCATACGTTATTGAATTTGATTGAGTACCAATTGTTGCACCTATTTTTGTCGGACTAACATTTATAACCACGGTATATGATCCCAGATTTATGGTTGCAACATTTTTATCACTTGTATATAGGTTAGGAAAATTAATCACAAACCCAAATGAAAAATTATAAGAATCAATTGCGAAATTTCCAGTTACTCCACTTGCTGAATAATTTATTTTATTATTTCCTAACGCATCTTTAGTTTCTGGAAGCAAGAAATAAGAAACAACCCCGTAATCCAAATCCCTTAATTTTGGCTTTGAAAGACCTTCGAGGCCATAAAAAACAGACGTTCCCAAAGCTTGATTATTACTGTCCGATCCTGTTAAATCAGCCGTTACTAATTCTTCAAAAGTATTTACTTTTTTAGACTCCTTGTAAACCTCAACGGCAATATTTCCGTTAAATACCTGTCCTGTATTAGCATAGTATGTGCCGCCAGTACCGTCCGCAAAATACAATTCACTTGTTGACGTCTGTGTACTATATCCTATATAATCAGAAACTAAAGCATCAAAACTAACCGGAACATCATTCCATCCGGCAACTAAATTAACATTTGATGCTATTGGAGTAATAACACCGGCTCTTTTATATACTAGGTTGCCTAAACCATTGTTTGCTACTTTTACTCGTATTTTGCTAAGTTTTACATTTTCAGTCAATAATAAGGTATAAATAGAAGATCCTGTACCTGCTGTAATTTTATTAGGCATATTTACAGTAGATAAATCACGCGATATAAGTTCGCTTGTTATATATTCTTTTGCGGCATTATCAAAATTTTCCTCTGAAAAAGCCGTTGTTTTAACAATCCATTTACTAGAAACACCAGGCACATCACCCGCCACCGTTGCCGCGTTTGATTCATATATTTGACCATCTTTAAAAACCTGTACACCAGATACAAATGAAGTTGCTGACCAATCAACCGTTTTAACTCCATTAGTTACAGTAAATGTAAAAATAGTGTTATCAGTATAAGTTATCGTATATGTATCTACTAAACCAACCGTACCTGTTTTTGCTATAGTTTTAATTGACTTAACAGAAATATATTCCTCTGCAACCCAAACACCTGTTTTATTAGTAAATACAACTGTCTTTCCTTCTGTCAAAACATATGATGCAAAATTTGTATATGTTCCCGGTGTTTTAGCTAGATAAAATAAATTTACATCAGTATTGGCCGGGACTGTAGTTGGCACCGCAAAGCCCCCATAAACCGACCCGGTGCCAAATTGGTTGATAACAGCCAATATTGTATTTTGTAATATAGGGCCTGTTATTTCCTTATTACCGTTTTCCTTAATCTGATCTCTGACAGACTGTTTTAAAATTTCATTATTCATTGCCTTAAAATTTATTAGTTACTAAAATCATCATTAAAATCATCATTAAAATCGCCACCATTACCCATAATTACCCCTTTGCCTAATTTCTTCACAACTGTATCTGTTTGAAACTCTATTTCAACATTTGCAATATCTCCTTGCACCTCCCATTTAGGCGTTATTAAAAACGTGTCACAATTGTAAATCCTACCATACCTATCAGTTACCGTTACTATATCACTCATCCTTATAAATCGCATAACATCACAAAGGTATTCCGGTGCCGTTATCATCATTTTATATGTTTTTTCCGAAATTTGTTTTTCTGGGAAAAAAAATCCGTCTCTCGTTTCCCCTTCCTCTTGAAATTCATATTCAGGCTTTCCAACTTCTGGAATAAAGTAAACAGCATTTTTAAATAATGGTTCCTTATATACTATTTGCCCCTGATCAAAAACTAAATTATCCAGATCATACCATTCTATTTTTGTGTAATTATTGATATTCATTACAATTGTAAAAATGTCGGATATCCAGGTGTCAACCCCATCTGATATTTTAGCATAATACTGGCCCGGTGATGTATTTATCGACATTGGTAAAACACCAGGATAAACAATAACATCATACCCAAAGACAGGGAAGGGAACTATCTGTAATCCTGTATCAATTAGAGGCTGTTTTATATCTGCAAATAAAACATCATCTTTAGTGTACAATTTAGCCTCTGTGATAACGTTTGTCCTTGTTGGTCTAATGATCTGGAAAGGTAAAATTTTATCTTTAGGCGTAAACAATGGGTACACTGAATTATACGCGTACCATTTACGGTGGTTTTGCTCATCTATATTTTTATACCATGGCAAAACGCTAATGTTATTATTCTGTGTCATACTTTAATGTTGTTTTAGCACTTCTACTATGCAAATTTAAACTTATCTTATCTATTTGTCCCAATCCTAAGTGAGTATTAACCAATTTCATTGGATCAAAGTCACCATATACAGGAAAACTAAATGTTTGTTTTCTTTTCCTGTCAGTTTCAACAAACCTTTCAATACCATTTATTATAACTTTTTTAGCGGGCAAATCATAAACGTAAAAATTAGGCTGTAAGGTTGAAAACGCTAGCATTCCATTTTGTAAAATAGATGTTACCCCGTTGGCCTGTACTTTAACAAACGGTAATTCATATTCACCGGGAACCGTGAATGAAATAAAACGACCGACCACGTCAGCATTTGAATAAATTCCAACGCTTGCAGCCCCATTAGGGACTAAAACATCAATAGTAATTTCCCCAGATGGAACAAATGGAAATACCGTTGGGATTCCGGTTCCTCCTGAATCATAGAAAAATATAAATGTTGATCCTGTCCCCGAAAGTTGTTCGGCAAATAATTTAATTTTTGCGTTTTGACCAACAAATTCTGGTTTAATCTCATATGTTTGTGATGGACCCCCATTTGCTTCAAAACTATAATCACCATAATCTAATGGTTTGAATCCCTCCCAATCAACCGCTCCCATAAGACAAAAACCATCTTTGCTGATATCATCAGGATTAAGCAATAAATAATCAATATCAGAATTAAAAGAAGATAAATTTATTTCTTCAATCTTTCCAGGCATAACATAACGTGAAACCACCTGTATAGGCAAACCTTCAAATGCATCACTCACATCATCCATCCATTTAAATTGAAACCTTTCAGGCATATCCATTTTATCGAATGTTATTTTTGATGTAGCAAATCCCCAATCTTTACCATTCCTCGGATTTATCATTTTAGTTATGTCATATGATATTACCGGGGTATCATCGTAAGATCCTCCATTCATGAAAAATTTAACATGCTCTATTTTTAATTTACCATCCTCTATATACCAATAACATCTTAAACAATCGCGTAACATATTCATTACTTTACCAAACGTCATTGGTGTTTTTTGTGCCGGGTTTTGATATTGAATATTTAATAAGTTAGTTTTTTGAGACATGAATATTTTAAATGCTCTACCTTCAACCGGATTAGTATCTCCATATAAAAATTGACTGTATTCCGGTGTTCCTTCATGTATTATATCCGGTGCAAATTGTTTTAATAAAACAGATATAACAGAACTAATAGGATATGAATCTTTAAGCAATACAGGTGCCCGGCCTTTAACTTCCAAAAACTCATCCATTATATGAAAAGCAAACCAATAAGATGATGTTTCCCATAAACTACGAGCAACCGGATAAAACTTATCACCAAACAACGAATAAGGCGGTAAAAAATATTTACCTGCTGAATTTTTACCCCATTCAGTTGGGGTGTCTGAAAAATTTTCAGATACACTCACTACATCTATAGCATAACCAATAATTCTATGATAGTTTCTATTATTATCTACTAAATCATCAGATGGTATTGGATATGTATTAACACCGCTAATAGTTGGCACATCTAATAAATAACGAGCATAAATTGGTTTTGTTGAAAATGTTCCAACCGCTTGGCCGGTGCCATGTGGTGTAAATGGATTAAAAATAATAGGATAGTCTTCAATTAATCCAGGAAAAACACTACTATAATATGAGAAAAATAACGGCTGATTATCTGAAATCCTATAAATAACAAGTTCAATAATATACCTATTAGGATCATTTGGGTCCGGTCCTGACGCTATTGTAACTTTGTACCCATTATTACCTATTAATTCGCCAGTATATGGGGCTGTATTTGGGGTTTTAGTTGAATATGTTCCGGCTATATCTGCCGGGGTACCATCTATCTCTATATATAAACTTCGAATAACAGATGTAAATGAAAAATGATATTGATTGACTAATAAATCATAATCAGTTGTAGATTCTCTAACATCCTGCTCCCATGCCATACCTGAAAGAAAACATGAAACAATTTCATCACCAGGTATATAAATTTGAATCAATGGCCTTTTCTGTAAATGTATTGACTGTATTTCAATTGGAAAATCAGCTAAATTTATTTCTTTATCCAAACTTGCCAACGTTAATGTGTAATCATCGACTGGGTCCGGCTGAACCTCTAGATTGCCATCGTCAAAATTAATATCACAATCTGTTTGAAAGAATTTTGATAAATGTTCCGTTTGCCATGTTTGCCCGTAATCATCCGATTTTTCAACTAACAAATTATACTGAGTATCGAAAGGCTGAGACATTATAAAATCAAAATCCTTTTGGTTTGTTACATTTTGGAATGTAATTTTTCCTGATAACTTATTCCTGTAAAATCTTTGATTGTTTTCCAACTCAGTTTCCAGTGCAATATCATCTTTATAATTTGGACGAACACGGGTTTTAACCGTGTTGTCCTCATTTAAGTATATAAAATATCTCAGTATCATTTTTTAATAGTTCTTTTAAGGTTTTTATAAATCTCAATAGTATTTCCGTTTCCGTCTTTTACATATTGTCTTCTGTTTTTAATTGCTCTCACATCATCTTTTATTTGACTAACATCCATATTATCACCTCCAACACTTACTGAAACATTTTTAGCGCCATCATATGCACCTAAATACTTACTTGCAAAAGATCCGTTATTAAATGACTTTATCACATCCGGGATAACATGTCTATATTTACGGGAATTCCTTTTATTTATAACAGCAAAGAATTCACCACCCTCCGCGCGTCTTTTCTTACCATCTGGTGTGCTACCTAAATCAACATCGTTGCCAGATTGATGAGACCCACCGCCTAATAATTCAACGGTACCATCACCGTATGATTCAGACCCAGAACCACCGTCAGATTTCGTCAATGACCTTGCTTTAATTTTAGATGCCGCAAAAGATCCCCACATTAAACCAATAGCCGCTAACGCTAACGCGGTACCATAAATAGGAATTACCGAAAGAGAGGCCCATATATTAGCAGATGCAGTAATTAACGATGAAGTTTGTGTAATAGTGTCTAAAGCCTGCTGTTGTTTAACTGCTTTTTCTTTTTCCTTATTCGCTCTATCTTGATTTTTTTTAGCCTGATCCAATTCTTTTTGAGCGTACAAAACGTTATTCGCGTAACCGTTTGCCCTGGCTTGTAATTCCGCATCTAAAAGTTTTTGTGAACTTTCAACCTCTTTATCAGCTGCCTGCACTGCCTGATCCGCTGCTGCAACTTTAGCCGCTAAAATATTTGATAATTGCCCTAACGCAAAACTAACGCTTTCATTTATAGCATTTTTAGCATCATCATCTAAATTAAGACCTACTAAATCATAAATATCTTTTCCGCCTTTATCACCTGTTTTAATTTCTTGATCTATTTTAGAAATAGTGTTTTTTATTGTCTGCACCTCCTGGTCAGACAATTTATTACCCATGGTTTGATTTAGTTCTAAAATCTTTTGTAAGCGTTTCTTTTCGGCTTCTAGTCTAAATTTAGTTTTACGAGCTTCTGAGTTATACAATAAATCAAATTCAGATTGTTCCAATGCTTGTTGATGATCAAAACGCAATAATGATATTTGTTGAAATTCATCATCTAAAGCCGATTTATTAGCCGCAAACCTGGCTTTTATATCTTCATGGCTTTTTTGTTCTGAAATTGGCTTTGCTGCATTTTGGGCCAATTCCAACTCCCTTTCCTTTTCAAGTAATTGAACCCTTAATAAATATTCAGCCTCAGTGCCTTTTTTAACAGCATCCAAACGTAACTGTATAGCATCCTTCTGTTGATTCAACATAAAAATGTTATGCTCATTATCTAGCTTTTCAAGTTCCTGGCGTTGCTGATTATCCAGATTTAAAATAATTCCAATGATTGCCAATCTACCCTGGGTTGTTAAATCTTTTTCAGTTTTCAATTGAAACTGTAAATCCTGGCTTTGTCTTTGGTAATTATATAATATTTCCTGTCTACGCTTTGCAAACGAATCCCTTTCAAGCGATAAAACAGCATCCTCATATTTTCGTTGTAAATCAAGATTCTTTTTATAGATCGCGTTGGGATCAACTTCTTTTTCTTTATTTTCTTTTACAGGCTTATCGTAATTGGCTATCGCAGCTTTTCCAGTTTTTGCCTTTGTAGGACCTGTATATCCATCAGGTTTGGTTAATACCGGTATTTCAATTGGTTCAATTTTTTTATTTACATCTTTAATGCCTTTCAAAACAGCGTTACCCGTAGCCATAACCACATTTTTTGCTGCTTTTGCTCCATTAATAGCAAAACGTTTCATAGCATCGTTAAAGCCTTTAAAATCAAATACGGCCAAACTCACTAAAGCGTCTCCAACTGCTTTGGCTTGATCAGCCATAAGCCCAAAAACAATTTTTGTGGTTTCCCATAATGCCTGTAAAGATGAAATTATCAACTGAATACCTCCCCTAAGAAGTAAGTTATTATTATATATTTTTATTCCCCAATTGACAATATTAATTAAACCTTTTACAATGGAAATAAGAACGTCATTCGCTAAAATTTTACCTTTAGAAATTAACATTTCAAATGTACCCCCTGTTTGATCAAATATAGCTGATGTTACGTTTGCTAATTCTGCATTGCTTGCCACCAATTCCTGTTGTGTTTTACCAAACTCACCAGATTTCGCAACTACGTTACTAAGATCTAAATCAATATCCTTTAAAGTTTGGATATATTTTAACCCAGCATCCTCACCAGGACCTCCAAATATATCCGCAATCGCAGTACCTACAACCGCGCTACTTTCTGGCAACTCATTTAATTTGGCAGAAACCTGTTGTAACACATCAAATGTTGTTAATGTTCCATCCTGTAACTGTTTCTGTACATCCTTGTAATTAATACCTATACCCTCCAATGCCATTGCGGTGGCCTTGGTCATTTCCCGGATTCTTAAATTACCTTCTTTAATGGTATCAACTCCTTTATCTGAATATATACCCGATTTTGCTGTCTGAGCCGTAATAGCTACGAACTGAGCGGCCGACAATCCCGCCTCCTTAAAGTATGCCGGATATTCTTTCAAAGTGTCTAAAAACTCACCATTTGCATCAGCGCCTGCAACAAATCCATCTTGTACAATTTTAATTGCTTCTGCCTGCGAAATTCCAAACTGTTTTGATAAAGTATTTGAAGCAATCAAAACCTCTTTGAAATCCTTATTATACATATCGGCTGTTGCCTGAACTTCATTTCGTAGTGCTTTTAGATCATTGCCGGATAAATCTGTAAATTGTTTTGTTAGCCTGGTCGCTTCCAACAAACCTTTATTGTAATCAAACCACCATTTGAAAGCAGCAACCCCAGCCGCAACCCCTATTAACGCTAGGAACATAGGATTTTTCAAAAGACCTAATAAAGTACGACCAAAGGCAACAACATTAGTTCCCATATTTTGAAAGAATGCAGCAACTCCACCCTCATTTTGAGTCATTTGAACTAATGATCTACCAAATTCATTATTTAAACCTACTAGCTCACCAATTTGTTCCGGGTAATTACCAACATTTAAAGAGTTGTTTCCGGTTGCAGCTTGCAACCTCTGCATTTCGGCTCTCAATTCCCTTGTTTGTTCCGTCAATTCACGCCCCGCCTGGGTGTTATCACGCTCAGCCCTGGTCATATTATTAAGGTAAATTCTATTTAAAGAATATTGCGCGCTTAATCGGTTATATGATCCCTCAGCCGATTGATTTAATCTAACGGTTAACCTGTTTATTTCGTTGGCTTCTCGTTGTGCCTGTCTTAATTCAGCAATACGTACAGCATTCTCACTTTCTGCGTGATTAAGTTCCCTATATGCACGGCTCAATCTATCAACTTCGGTTGATGATGATCTTATTGAACGCTGTCCGGCCTGGGTTGCGCCAGATACCTGCTGTTGACTCCTGGCTAATTGTATAGCCTCCCTATTGATATCGCGTAACGTTGATGAGTATATTGTGCGTAATTGCTCCAACTGTTGAATCAATTTTTCAATTGAGCCATCCTCTTTAACGAGATCGCTGTATTTTATTGGATTGTTTTCATTTGCTGCCATTCTATTGTTTTTTTGGTTTTAACATTTCTTTCACTCTCTCAAACGAACTATAAAACTCTAAAACAGTAAATTTTTTAGGGTCTAAATGTAAATGTTGTGCAATTAATAAACTCATATCCTCAAAGTTTTTATTATGTTGGATTTCTGCGTTTTCTGACCCATTGAAAACCATAGGATTATTATATGTTATTAAAGAAATAGTAATCAATTCAATCTCTTTTTCAAGTTCTGGCGTTTCACCTTCAATGATAGATTGTAATACTAATAGATTCCTTTTTCGTAATTCATCATAATATTCCTTCACCGTTGAATCCTCAAACAATTTTGGATAATACAATTGCAATTCCTCATCTATTTTTTTTTTGACCGCTTCACTTTGGGCGGTCATTTCATTTTGCGGAACATATGAAAAGTGATCCAGGATCTTTTGCAATCCCTCGGGTGATAAATCTGTTTGCTCTACTCCATCAATAGATTTAACCAGGACGGCAAACGCCAAATGTTTTGGACTTAATTCAGATTGAATAAAATAAATATTCTGTCTTAAATTTTCCAACTCAATAGCCCCTAATTGTGGGTTTTTACTTTTTGAATACGCAATTGCTTTTTCTATGTGACCATCAAAATCCAACAAGTCAGAACCTATACCACCATCAATTAAAAGCATCTTATTGTATTTGTGAAATCTGATCATTGGTAAATCTTCAATTGAATCATAAATTTCCACATCGTGTTTTCCTATTTTAACGTGTTTCATATCATTAAACGGGTTATTGGGGTTGATAAAAATGGAACGGCCATAAACGAAACATCCCCAAAATATATTGAGGGTATTAAGCATATTATTACAGCGGTCCAAAATGATAAACAAAAATCACACTTGAATAAATCAGATATTATTTTACTACCATACATCTGCATCCATGTTACTATTTTCAATTTCTTTAATAGCAAAATAATAAACGATGCGATAAGTGATACAATTAAAACTGTGATTAAAAAATACATCATCGTAATATTTTTAATAATTATTGTAATATTTTTAACAGTCTTCTATTACTGTCATTTCTCCTGTGAATCTAAATCCCGCAAAAGGATGCATTAAGAATTGGTTATCTACCTCATCCAAAGAAAATCCTTTATAAATGTTTTCGGCCAATTCATATACCCTATTTATTTTAAGGCTCCCGAATCTCAAATGAAACCCGCCATTTAAAACCTTTAAAATATCCATCTTTATTTGCTCAGTGTTACGATTGTCAGGGTCATTAAAGATAGTCCGTAAATCAAACCAGAAAATAAGCGAGAAGTCAGTATAAACATTTCCTGTAGTCCCTGGAATAATATCACGTTCCAATACCTGTGGATCTTCTATAAAAAAGAAACTAAAGTTTCCTATCTTCGAATCAGGCGATACCGGTAAATAATTATTACCCTTTAAATAAACGTTAGGCGTATAATGCTTTTTGCCGTTTATCGTTTTAACTAATCTTTGAGCACGGCCAAATGCTTTATTTAACCATGGCAAATTGGCGATTAAGCCGTCTTGAATGTCGCCAATAGTCCTATCAATTAATTTTGGATTATCTATTTTAGGCGCGTTACTTTCCATATATGTATTTTTTAGTTTCTTTTAATAATTCAGGATAAATATATTTCCAAATTACCTCATGTAAATTTTCATTTGTCAACCCTAATATCTGACGGCCATATTTCCTAATTAAAGCCTGTGTTTTTGAATCGGACGCTTTTATTTCAAATTGATCATTACCCGCCTCAATAAATATAGAGTTTGCAAAATCACCTTCATCATGTAAGGTAACCCTATTGTATGGCTGTCCTTTTGCTTTTTTAATCTCAATAGTGTACTCACTGTATGGCGCGTAATCATCAATATGCACTCCTAAACTATTTATACCATGGTCAAACAATTGGTCCTCTGCATTGAGATTCACAATAAATGTTTCATTCTCCAAAATTATTTCCCGGATAAAAACACCTTCTTTCAACTTCGATTCAAAATCTTTAGTTCTGTTTAGTAAGTTTACAATTAAATTAAGTCCCATAAATACAATTTTTAAAGATTATTATATACAAAATAACATTCAAATTATATAGTTCGGTACTTTACACCTCCATTGTTGCAGCTTAAACAATTTTTATCGATTCCTCTAGTATCTAAACTAAGTGCTTTATATGCTTTTTCCAGGTCATAACCTAACCCGCTAGGACGTTCAGCCAGTTTATTACCATCTAATTCATATAGGATTTGCATTTGATTTACATTTGATTGATTTCTATTCACTAATACATCCGGGTTCATAGCCATTGTACGCAATAGGATCATAGCAATTTGCCTTTGAATAACTGTTTGAAACAATTCTTTCTGAGAAATAATAAAATCTGTCAAATCGCATCCGACCGTTAATTCAACATTCATCCCATAGTTTTGAGTATTAGTGTAAATCATGGAATTCAAATTCCAAAGTTCCGGGAATGTTTCAAATGTAGATGGCGCCCCGACTCTGAAAGGCGAAACCCTCATATATTTGGTGATATTCATCCAGTTAGCCATGTCGTTGGCATTACATCCTCCACATGGCGTATTGCTCCAATCACGTCCAACATTTATTGCCTGCATTCCTTCTGGCAATTCATCCTGGTTATAACATAAAAACCAACGTCCACCGGAATTGATTGAATTATTAATGTATGGCAAATAAAATTCATCTAATACATACCATTGAAACGAGCCATTAGGATTTGAAACGTTGATATCTACAGTTTTTATTGGACTTGTTTTCGATGAATGGAAAATATAAAGACGGACCATTCCACCCGTGCCACCTCTCATTTGTAATCCTACCTTATCTAGTTTGGTAGTTACTCCCATTGATTTAGTAGGCTCAATTTCAAATCCAACTAAATTGCTGCTGTTTGGAACCAAATTATTTACACGTCCTGATGTATCAAAAAGTGTTGATCTTTGAAGCAAATTTTTAGTTTCCTCTTTTAATTGCTTGATCTGGATGAAATTTTGAACAACTGATGCAATACCCTTTCTTGTTTCCCTTTCCAGGTAATCAGACAACATATTGTAAACTGCCCAATCCGTATTGGATGCTGTTGGCTCAGATCCTACATTATTTACTTTTGCTATGTATATAACGTTTAGATTTTTAACCTTATCACCTACCAGGTAACTTTTATTGATATTCCATATTTTGTACTGCGTATTCCAATCATCAGGCATAATTGCAGCAACATTATTTAATGTCATTAGCGGGTGCGCTCCCTGGAAATATAATCCGCTTTCCGTCTGAGTTAAAAAAGGGTCTATTTCTGTTGCCGGGTTAATACTTTGTTCCCAACCTACCACATGCAACAAATTATCCTGAATTTCTTTTAGTCTGTACATAGTTGATTTTGTATTAAAAAAGGGATAGGAAACAAAATCCTATCCCTTCGATTATAATAAATTTAAAAAAGTATTACGGTGTAACGGCTTGTGTAAATACCGGACTTGTTTCAGTGTTTACAATTCTAACTGGACGCGCTGCCACGTTAGGGTTAACCGGACTATCAATTGCAAACTTAATGATAGGGTTTGCAATTGTAGTTGGATCGCTATTGTAAGCCACCAAGAAAGCAACATCAATACTAAATCCGTAGAACTCCTTAACAGCACAAGTAAGATCCGCTGTAGACTCACCCGCGATTGCTGACCAATCCCCAACCGCATTGTAATAATGAGATCCAACCGGGATGTTAATGAAAGGCAATGTTACCATACCCCATTCGTGCCCCTGTACTGGACCCGCTGCTCTTGCTGATTCTCTATCAACTCTTGTAAGAATTGCAACGTTTCCATCCTCTACAGCAAATGCAGTTGCAAAATCACCCGCCTCGTTTACTACGTTAGTAGTATAGTGCATAATTTTGTCTGAATATTCAAGACGTTTGTTTACATCGTTAAACTCTGCATGCTGACCTAATTTTCTGATCATTGAGTCAATACCGGCATTTCCAATAAGGTGAATAACACCAGGATATGCGTTTGCTCTCATCATTGGATTAAGATCTCCCAGAATTTCAGTTCTCATATCAAATGGAACCTGGATGACGTTTGCCGTTTTAGTGTAATAAAGTAAGTCTTTATACACCTGTGATTTGTTAGCCTCTAAAGCTGCCACCGCTGCCTTATCTAACGCATCAGCTAAAGCCCTTGTAACCTTCTCAATCTTACGATTCCAGTCATGATTGTAGCTGATATTGTTATTACTATACATAGATGGAACCATGGTAAAACCAACTTGGAATGTTGCATATGTTACAGTAACTAAAGCGGATGTATTTTCAGCATCAGCGATTGTACATGTACGTGTATTTGATACTGTAACCCCTGCATCATAGTTAATAACAGGAATTTGCAAGGTTTTACCCATAGAATTTAACGAGGCATTACGCATTTCAGGTGTAATGATACTACTTGCCGCGTTTGTTTGGTCTATGAAAAAATCAATTGCCCCGTATTCACTTGGGCGTGTCATGTTTTTGTCAAACTCAGGGTTTTCGATTCTTAACGCCTGAACTCTTGTTGCAATTAAACTCATTGTTTTTATTGTATTAAAATTAAAAATTAGGCTTACCTTTTGCCCTGATTATTATGTTGTAAAAATAGCGAGAAAATTTTGCATTCTCGCTATGTTATTTATTGTAAAGGTAATGACGCCACATTGTTATCTTTCCACGCTGCTGTCATTTCCGTTTGATATTGATCAGATCCTAACGTCAATCCTTTGCTCACGAGGCTATCATGTATAATTTTATTTGCTTCAACCTGCGTTTTTGCACTTGAAACAACCATTGCCCCCTGACCATCTTGACCACCGTTAGCACCTGGGTTGGTTCCTGCTCCGGCACCTGGTTTGGTTTCCAGAATACCAAAGGCGGTTAATTCTTTTTTGATTAAAGATTCGGCTGTATATGGGTTTAGCTTATCATCTGGGTTTCTCATAACAGCCCCGGATTCATCTTTGAAAACTAAAACCTTTCCGCCTTGACCATTGTCAATATACTCAGGCTTCATGCCTTTAATCTTTTCAACCGCTTGATTTAACATTACTTTTGTTACACTTTCTGGCAAATCTTGTTTAAATGAAAAACCACTAACAGCAGACGTTAAATCATTTTGCACCCTTACATTAAACAACTCGCTTTCGTGTCCTTTAACAACAGTATCATGTTGCTCTTTTAATGTGTTGTATTGAGTGGTTACGTTTGTTAGATCTGCAATTGCCTGGTTTAATTGCTTCTTTGTTTCTGCATCCCCGGCCCCGTCTGAAATAACCTTTTCCAACCTTACTTTTTCTTTTGTAAGGGTATCAACTTGTGTTTGAAATTCAGTAACCTTTGCCGCGTTTTCTTTCAATCCAGTCGTTGCACGCTCTAAATATAAATAGGTCTTTTCATCCCCGTTACGTGGAATCCCTGTGATTGAAGAAATAGACTCATCCATCTTTCGATAAATCTCACCTGTATGCTTTCCAATTACTGACGCTTCATCATTCGTTGATAAGGTTATGATTGCTGTTAATTGTTCGTCTGTTAATGAGGCTAAAACCTCGTTTGCTTTTAAAAGTTCGTTTGTAAGTGCCATAATTCTAACCCTTTGAATTGTTAAGTAATTAATTATTTTTTATCCTCTTCCTTTGAGGCTTGTTTCTCGGTTTTAACTTCCGTTGGTGTTTGCTTCTCAACTACCTTTGTTGCCACTGGCTTTGACTGTGCCGCTAATGCTGCCGCCACTCCCTCAGCAACTAAAGCACTAATCTTTTCTTGCAATGCTGCATCTTCTGCCTCCTTTGCTGCTTGTGCTGCTGCTGCTTTTTCTTCTGCTGCTTTTTGGGCAGCCTCAGCTTTTTGAGCCTCTAGTTTTTTGCCGTTTTTAGCAATCCATGCTTTAGGATCATGTAACACGATAACATCATATCCTTGTCTTACTAAAGCTTCTTTTCCTCCATTATCTGCAAACCATTTTTGGCCAAACTTCTGGATTCTTGGAATACTCAAGCGAGATCCGTCAACCGAACTAAAATGTTTAATTTCCACGATAGCGTGAAACTGTCCCTCCTCGCCTTCCGGCACAATGTAGTTTTGCGGTGTAACGTCATATTCGTTACTGTTGGGTTTCAGGATTTGGACGTCCTTCTCCCCTTCTGGTGTTTTCACTAGCATAATCTAATAATTTTTGATTAATAATATTTATTTTGTTATTGTAGTCTATTTGAGTTCCAAATTCCAATATATTAGTGTTTTCCCTCTCAAATCTACGGATCAAATTTACGAAATTCAATTTAATATATAATTCGTCATTCGTTATGACTCCACGACTGTTTAAATCCAAAACCTCCTGGCGTGTTAGGTGTCTGTAAGGTTCCAATTCTGCAAGGATTAACATTCGTTGTAACTCTGTTGGATTATGACGGTGTTCCGTTTCCATAATTTGGCGCTGCATTGAATCCAATTCGCTTTCAGATGCTCCATTGTCTTTGGCTGATTGATACCTTTCACGTAATTCCATTGGGTCCTGTACGTAAAACTCAGTACCTAAATTTATCTTTGCTGAAACAAAAACATTTCCATACCTGAGTTTACAAATAGTTTCATCAACAAACTCCTGAGCGCTTTCGAATCCTTTTTTAACCCTATTCAAAATAGTTGATTGGCTTTCAAAGTTTCCAGAAACTTGCTTTTCATTCATTGCATAGTTTGCCATTGCTTCATTGTCAACTCCTACGATAGACGTGATTATTTCGTTTTTTAATCTTGATACCTCATCTACGTTATATTGAAGCGACCCAGAATCAATTGTTAATACCTGAACCGGATTTCTAAGGTCCGGTGAATATCCCCCGTTTCCGTCTGGTTTTGGTATAGGGATCTCAATGAATGATCCTACGCCTGCAATCCTTTTATCTCCACATTTAGGACATGGTTGTAATGCACCATCTAATCCAACATTAAGAACACCAGAACTATTTGCAATAAATCCACCGTCACACGTGTCGCCATTTTCACTTTGATAACTGCAATCCTGCTCATATCCTGAATATATAGGATAAGGTGCGTATAGATCTAAATGGCGTTTTGAAATATGAAAGAACAAAAACCAATCTAAAGATTCTAATTCTTTAGTTAAAGGGCTTGATTTAATGTCTGGGTCTGATAACCTCAACGGCTCATCCCAAAAAAACCTGGCCGGGCAATAACCTAAACCATGTTCGTTTTCAATAATCAATTCACCTACTATTAATTTGCTGCTGTCATACTTATAAACCTGGAAGTGTTCTTTATCAAATACTGCTAATTTATCCTTTCCCTGCTTAAAGATAATATAATCCATTACTCCCGTGGTTGGATCAGCTTGATACGATATCACATTATCAATAGTAAGCCAATAAAAATATGGTTGTGGATATTTATCGAATGGGTCCGGCTCTGATGGCATATCAATAACTAAAACACTATTTATTTCAGTTTTAAAATATTCCCATCCTTTAGTTTGCCATACTGTAGGCTCATCTAATACATTCTGTCTGTAGTATTCCCAATCCTCACGCTGTTCTGAATTTAAGAATTGATAGTTAAAAGCAGGGTTTCGGCCATCGAATACCCTGCTTAATTTATCAAAACAAATTCCTGTAATCTGATTGGTTTTTACAGGGAAACGGAAAAGGCTTTTGAAAGTTCTTAATTTATCCTTTGGGATTAGAGTTCCAACCCACTGCAAGAAGTCTGTAAGCGGTTGGGAATAAAAGGTTGCAACATTTACCTGAGCATGAAATTTAATCCTTTGCTGCTGTTGTATTGCTCTGTTTATCACCGCCTTTTTTGTCGGTGATTTCAGTTCCTCTTTTATTTTCTCTAATTCTAAGGCCATTGTTTTCAAATTTAAATTGTGAATCTTGTGTCAATTTCCAACCGCCATTATTTGACATTTGCAAAAGCTTTTCGGCATGTTCAAACGTAAAGTCCTGGCTTTGTCCGTTGGCCTCTAGTGAGACCATTTGTTTTTTTGCTTCCATAACTTTAAGGTGTTACTACTTTCAAGTCCGTTAAAGGATTGAACGAAGGTTTAACGATTTTTAAATCATCCGAATAGTTAGGCATGAATGTCCATTGAATAGCGTTACTATCTGGTGCCTCCAAACCTCCGTGAGATTTATCACCAATAAATAATGATCTAATTGGAATAGGATAATATGTCCCCGGTGTTGTTTCGTCTCCAATAGCTTCAATCTGACCATTTTCATCAAATAGATAAATTCCTAGTCCGTCTCCTGTAGTTTCACACTGTAATGCTTTAAGCTGCTTTATCACATCCTGTGGGATTCTTCTAAGTGCCCCCGTAAACGGTGTAGGTTCACGGCCAATGATTTCCTCAATACCCCCTAACGTTTCGTTACCACCTCCAAAAGTTCTTGCGGCTCCCGCCTCATTTGTTGGCGCCTGAATGTAAGGCGAAACAACAACCTTTGTTGAATCAGCGGCCGTTAATAAAGCGGTCCATGATGCTAATGTCGTGATAGGTGTAGCAGTAACAAACTTGTTTTTGTCTCCATTGTCTTTGTAAAGCCTTTGGAATGCTACTTTTTGAATTTGTCCGAAAGACTCGAAACACAATACTGTGTCTATGTCTCCTAATGCTGCGCCCCTTGGACATGGGCAACCTCCTGTAATCATAATAAAATGTTTTTAACGTTAAATATTAATTTGATTTTCAATCTGCTAACCCATTGCATGATTGTTAAGTACAAAGATAAATAAAAAAACCTATCATTTGTGATAGGTTGATTTTTACTAATTTCTACGTTTAACGCCTCTATTTTGATTATGATACGGCAATATGTTTCCGTCTGCTATTTCTTTTTCATATATACCGGTCAATCCGTCTTCTGCATCATCATGAGTATTCGCGGGGAAATTACGTAAAAACGTGGTAACGTGGTCATAAAAATCTTTATACGTAGTTTCCCACCCAAATGGCATGATGATATGCTGATTTACCAAAGCTGATGCCGTTACGATTCTGGATTCCTTATTGCCAGATTGATAAAATTGATTTACTAATGATTTAACTTTCTTGGTGATCGTTTTAGCAAATTGAGATCCTCCCGCGTTTGATTCAACCCATGAGCATTGGGACCCATTGCGATTGATCATTGCGGGTACCGTTACTGTGGTTACGTCCGTATTTGCTTCTGTTAGTATAACATCAGTAATTAAAGCAAATAAAAGCGGTTCAAATCGCTTTGTTTTTTCATTAAATACAGTATTGTTTGATTTATATATATCATAACACGCAGAAAATAGACAGTCACTTCCCTCATCAGCTACATCGGTATAACTTCCCGAACGTATGTAAGTTCCATAATCTGATTTTTCTATCCATGTTTTAAAAGGTTGGTACAATCTACCTTCTGCGCTTCCCGCGTCACCCTGGTTTAAGCATTGAAATTGAACCGGATCCAACTCCCTTTCAGAAATAAGCTTTTCTAAAGAGTGTTTTCCCTCCCAAAGTGCTGTATTTGGCTCTCTGTTATCCAATTCGGTTTGCTTATTCTCTTTGATAGCCTGGAAATTAATTCTAATCCAAGCACCCTTTGGTATATTATCCAAATCATCCCATGTTTCAACATCAATAATTTGCTCTTTTTTCTCTATCCTTCCAATTAGGTCTTGGTCATGCCAACGGGTAAACACAATTAACTCCTGGGAATTATTATGAAGCCTTTTTTTAATTACTGTTGTGTACATTTTCCAGGCAGCTTCACGAACAACGGGTGAATTTCCTTCTGCGTAATCTTTGTACAAATCATCCAGTATAGAAACATCAATACTTTTCCCGGTCAATGCTCCACCACGACCCAACACCCTTAACGATCCCTTATGACCTACCATTTCAATCACATCACTATTTCGTAGGTATGTGTTTGACATGGTTACAGCATTCGAGTTGTTTAGGAATGTGTCAGGAAACAATTCTTGGTATTCCCTGGTATCTATGATCTTTTGAATATCCCGGTTGAAGTCACGGGCCAAACTGGCACCATAAGAACATATTGATATTTTAAGGTCAGGATTCAAACCTAACATGAATGCCGGCAGCTTTCTACTTGATCCCTCAGATTTACCATGCTGTGGAGGCATCGTAACAATAAGCTTTTTAATCCTACCATGTGCGAACCTATTTAAAACCTCATAATATACTTTGTGGAAATCCTCTAAAACCAAATCAGGCTGTACGTACCTGGCAAAATTCTGCAACCTTTTCCGGGCCGCTGCCTTTACTAATACTTCCGGGTTTTTCTTTATTGCCTCGTAGGCTTTTAATGTTGCCTCATTCATGATAATTCATTTACATATTCTTCTAAGAACCAAACTAAATCAATAATTGCAATGAATCCTAAATAATCTAGTTCAACATCTTCCAAACTACCATCAAAGTTTAATATCAAATCTCCATGAAAATCAATCTCCATTACCTTTGTAGGTATTTTAAGCGGCAACCCTGATGTATCATCTTTCCACTCAATATAAAAATTATACTTCTCAAAGTTATGCCCCCTTGCCAAGGGTATTAAATACTCACTTAAATATTTTTGCATATCCTCCCTTAAATTTTCGGCTCTCTCTTTTAATTCTTGGTATTTCATTATATTCTTTTTTTAAAGTTACTACATGCTTTATCGAATCTTGGTACGTTAAACTCTTTGAACGGGCACCTTAAACAAATAGGCTTTCCGTTCATATCCATATTGGCTAAATAATCCAAATATTCACCGTGCGAACAATCCACGCATTTATTAAATACAGGGATTTGCTTTTTAGTTGTTGCTTTCTTTGCCATTATCCTGGAAAGGGTTTGAAATCATCCAATGTCATTAAAACGCCTTCCTCTTGTAATATTCGCATTATCTGGAGTTCTTTGATTGTAAGTTCTCTTTTTAATGCAACTCTCATTTCAATTAAATCCGATTCAATAATATAACCGTTTTGAACATTCCAATTTTCATGGATTGACAACGGGGCTTTTTCAAAGTCACCGCAATGTGTTTCAATATTTATTGGTTTATTATTTTCAATAACACCTTTCATATATTTAATATCATTTTTAATTAAACATCTAAGTTCCTCCCATTTTTTTAGTACCCCTATACGATACGACTCATGATTATCCATCGTTTCTATTATTTAAAATATCAATACAATTATTTCTAAACCTACATACCATATCATCAAGTGCAATAACATCATCATCATAAGCCTGTTGAATATCCACAGAACTTAATTCCTCATCATTCTTTCTATCATAGTAAAAGAAATTACTACACATATCATCTATGCCGTTTAATATATGTTCTTTCATATCAACAACCTTTACACATCCATCATCCCATGATATTTTAACATTTGTAGTGTTTCGTCCATCTGAAATATATTCAACTGAATATCCATCCTTTGCCAATTCTGTTAAAACCTCATCTTTAATTGGGTCAAAATACATACAATCAGTTTTACCTTTTTGAATAGCAATTTCGACCTCTCTCATTATTGCCTGGTATTGATTGCTCGTTTCCTGCATATTTATTACGTATGCCTTTTGCCTTGCTTCTGATGCTTTCATGATTGTAGTTTTAATTCTTTGTTAGTTAGTGCAAAATAAAGATTCTGTATTTGATGCACATACTTAATGTGACTTAATAAAGATCCATCCTCTGCATAATCCCCGGCCGAAATACTAATACCTCCTGAATTATTTTCATTGAATGTGAGGCAAAAACATTCCTTCTCATGTAATGAAAATTCACTATTTATATACGATGATTTCTCAAATCCCAATTTAATAAGCCACTCCGGAGTTAATTCGATTCCGTTCACTTCACTAAATTTGAAACATTTTCCATATCCAACATGGATACCACTTTCATAAAATGTTACTACAGTTCCTTTGTCTGTAATGTTTCCTATTCTAAATTCGTTTGCGTTCATGGTAGTTGGTTTAAAGATTTTGCTATTATTTGAATTTTACAATCGTGTATTAACTCATTGGCCGTCATTCCCATATCTTTTAATAGATATTCAAAACTTTCCTTTTCCTCACTATAATCATTATCCCACGGATCACGGTTTCGCTTCATGTCTAAACTTTGAATGATTTCCTTTTCTGTATATTCTTGTATTGTTCCATCTGGGTTATATAAATAACCTAACGCATTGAATGAATCGAAATTATGATCATCTAAAGGGACCAAACAAAAACAACCTAATTTAAATTCAATAACATATTGATTAATGTAAACGATCACCCCGCAAGGCTCAGTATATGATCCGTTGGGAATATTATCCCCCGTATGGGTTTGGTATTCGATTCCAACGCGTTTGGTTTGAACTATGTTCCCGGCTTTTATTTCGATGCCGTTACGGTCACGCAATCCGGTCCTAATGTATTTATTCGCTCTCATTGTTTTATATTATTTAAAGTGCTTTGATTTATTAAACTTAAACAGGCCTATTGGCTCTTTTCTTTTTTCAATCATATCCACTAAACTAAAATGAAATTTACTTTCATTCGGATTAATTGTTTTTGCTAATTCATACACTGTTGGTATTTCATTACATTCCACTTTAGGAATGTTTGTTAATTGGGAGCATCCCACTGGCTTTATTTTCATGATTAATGATTTTTATAGTCTTTAACGATTCCCATCCAAACACCGCTACCTGTGTATACATGAACAAATCCCTTTGGGGGCTCTATAAGTTCAAAAACTTCACAACCTATTAAAAAGGCAATACATTCCAATGTTTTAATTGTTGGGCTTTGGGTGCCGTTCAAATAGTTGTTTAAAGTCTGTTGTGTTTTATCACAATGCTCCGCAACATCCTTAATCGAATGATTGCTTTTCTCAATTTTAGTTCTTAATAATGATTTCATTTTAATTATTTGCCTCAAAGTTAAAACAAGTATCCGAGAAAACAAAGAGAAAATTAAAATTTATTCATCTACCTTTCCTTTATTTTCCATTTCCTGTATATATGCAGCGTTTTGAATAGCATCAACAGCAGCAAATAATATATCATCGGGTACGGCTTTTAAATCATACCTGGTTAACTCATCGTTACGATTAGGACCGCCAACATCCAGTTTGATTGGCGCATCGTAGCCCAATAGTTTAGCCCTACGTTGTTGTATGTTAAGTAATATATCCAGGAAACGAGGGTTTCCCGCGCTTGTTTCGGTCATGTTCTCATCATATCCGTAATGATCTGGCGTTTCAACATCAGCATCCACTTTATTGGCTCTTTTGCTTTTCCTACTTTTAGTACGTTCTTTTCCGGTGCATGACTTTTCCCAGGCCTCCCATGCGGCCATTTCCATTTTATCCAGTTTCTCCAGGTCCTTTTGGATATAATCATCAATATTCTTAAATCGCGTTTTCTTCCAATCGATCATGGCTTTTTGCATGTCCTTGAAAACACCTACGTGAGTAATAGTGTAGGTTAATCCGCGCCTTTTAAGATCATCATTAAGCCTCCGGGCTATTTCCCTATAAGCTGCACCTTTCAGGAATAGATCAGTTTCAAAAGCTAAATCATATTCAATTTGCTCTGGTGTTCTTTTGCATTGTCTTGGTCTTCCCATTGTTAACGGTCTTTAAAGTTTCATTTAAGTATCAAAATTACGCCTTTTTAAAATATATGATCCAATACCTCATCAAAAGGCTTTTAAAGGCAAAAAAACCACTATAAATAAATAGAATGGTTTTATCTTGTTTATCTGTTATGTTTATATTTCTGGTTGGTTAACCGGGTTGTAATGGTTTATTGTGATTGTTTTAACTTCTACTGTATGTTTTACCTCTACAGGTTGGTTGTAAAACTCATTCTCCTGGCTTTCTGTTAGCCCTTCTTGCCAACATACCATGAAATATTTATCATCTATTTTTAAGACTGTATTCATACTTTTTAGCCATCTACGATTATTGCCTTCAATTAAATCATATATGGGGAATTCCGTTGCAAGGTCTCTTAGTTCGGTTTCGGTAAAATCTTTATCACCGTTATACACTCTTTTTAATAGGTTGTCACTGTTTGCTGTTAATGTTTGGTTCATTGTTTTGTTTTTATTGGTTAATTCCTATTTGTTTTAAGCTTAATCCAGCCGTATTCAATCATCTTTTCAATCGAAAGTCCCATGTATTATTGTCCAAAGAACTTTGCTTTATTTTCTAAAGTATTTTCCATAATTGTATTTTGTTTAAAAGAGGGGATTTCTCCCCTCGTGAGTGTTTATCTGCAATTACATGATGAAACCTGAGTAGCCGTGTAAACCGGACCATCTGGATAGTAACCAGATTCTCCACCTGGATAGCTATAATAAGATGTCCATGATACATTGAATAAATATCCACCTGATGAAACGCAAGCATGACCTACGTCAGAAAGATAGTTAGTATGACAATTGATGATGGCGCCACCATTATAAATCCTCCCGGTTACACCCATTTGAACGGCATTAATAGCCTCTTGCTTTTCTCTGCTTGCGTCTTCACCCTTGGCAGCATATTTATTAACAGTTGATTTCTGTACAGGTTCCTGATTTGTTCCAGTTACAGACTCATTTGAACATGATAGTGTGATCATTCCGATCATTAAAGCTAAAATTGCTTTTTTCATAATTTATTAATTTAAGTTGTTTGCCTACTTGACGGCTTCGGCTTTCCGTTTTATGTTTTTTATTCTTCGTCAATCCATAACATAGGATGTCCTTTTTTGAATGATAGAACGTAATCATCAATATTAAAATCTTCACCGTTATCTTCTTTAATCATTTTCAGTTCTTCAATTGTCCCACAATCATCAGAATCATATCTATTAATATAAATTTCATTCTGCACCCTGTAAGGCTCATTTAACCTTGAACAATATTCGTTGTCTGAAATCTGAACTAACACCCTTTCGTGTAAAAACTGAGGCTCTATTCCGTTTGCGAAATCTTTTAATTCTTGCCATGTAATGTTTGCCGGCTTGTCGCCTAATTGATTATTTTTCATTTTTATTACTTGTTATAAATGTTGATCACAGTTCCAAAAATTGTAAGCAAAATTTTCTATTTTTTGCCACCAAACGGGTGATGCTCCTGGCCTTCTGTCTTCTACGTTTCCATCCCTACACCCATCTTTAATCCATTTCATTCCTCCGTTGATTGATTTCATGTTTTCTTTTGAGATTTTTTTTAATCTTTTCATAATGATAGTTAATTATTAATTTTTGCCTACTCTTTAGCTTTTCGGCATCCGCTTTATTTTAATGGAAAACAGTTCGTCCTAGTGGTAATATTTGAACTGTCTTTTTTCATACTTTCACCTATGTAACATACTACACTTACTATTACAGCAATTACTACTAATATAAAAAATACTTTACCGTTCGTATTGTCTTCTTTTATGCTACTCATTTTCGATTGATTCTATGTACTTCATTAAATCAGCGTGATGTACTTGATTGAATTCCGCCCCGTAAAGCTTCTTTCTTTTCGTTATATCACTTAATAACATATTTCCGAACATAACTAAGTCGCTTTTATCAAACGTGCTTTTTTCGTACTCTTTTGGATCTTCAAAAGGACTTTGAACCATAAACAAAACCGGATTGAATTTTTCTTTGAACGTTAGTTGGCTTAACCATATTTTTTTGGTCTCATTGATGATATTAATATCATCCTCAGTTAACGCAAAACATACTACATACCCCAAATGTTCTGGTTGACTTCCTATTACCCCATAATAAGCGGGTAAAGTTTGATATTCTTCTTGATTTTCTGCGAGGTTCACATTTGCCTCAGGGAAACTAAATGCATTCATTATAATTGGATTTTAAATTGTTTCTTAAATTCTTTCTGGTTCATTACACGAAAACAATCATTTTGTAAAACAACGTAATCATTTTCGTTTACGTGCATCCAAACACCGTCTTGATTTGGAAACGAAAAAGTGGAAGACTTTCCGCTAACTTCAATTATTTCTGTTCCACCTCCAACAAACATTGCCAAACGTTGTGAATCATTTCTATCGTATTGAACAGCCTTTACAGTGCTAATAAAATCAAATGCATATTCCTCCAACACTGGGCCAATTTTATAACGATTTTCTGTTGGCCATGATTCAATTGAAAATTCGATTGATGTAATGTTTGTTTTGCCTAGATGAGTTGATAAATACCTTTCTCCGGTACGACCTTTAATTGCCTCTATTATTGCAAAGTGTAATTTTTGAAAGTCTTCAATTTCTGGATCTAAATCCCAATACAGTTGGAACTTTTTCTTTTTTACATCTTTAAAAACCCTTACAGGCGATTTTATTAATCCCTCTATCATTGCGACTAAATCCCAATCATAAGGGGTTAATTCTGGATTTATTTTAGTTTTTTTCATAAGTGATTGTAATGTTAAATTGTTTTTCAATTCTTTTAATTTGTAAATCAAGGTTTTCAGAATCCAATTCCTCCTGGGTTTTTTTTATCCATTCAGCAATGCCTATTTCAAAATCTTTTCCAATATTCTTGCTTAAAATAAGTTTATAATTAAGGTTTTTTAAATAAGGTTCTATTTGTTCAGGATAAAAACGATTAAAAGAATCATATTCGACAACTAAATGTCCCGATTCGTTATTATTAATTTGTGATAATCCCCCAATAATTAAGTCAGTTTGTGTGAATCTTTCCATTTGATTATTTTTAAAACCGGGGTTTCCCCCGGTGATTAGTTTACTTTTGTAAATGTGATACGAAAATTTTATTTGATTGCATTAGTTGCGTTGTATCTTGACATTCTTCCAACATATTAACAATGTCTAATCTTGGAACTTCTTTCAATTTAATGCATAATTTCAAATAGTTTGAAAGTGCCATTGATTGAATAAATGCAACTTTGTACTGTTTGTCTCTCGCTTCTTTTTGCTTTGTGACTTTTTTTAATTTACGGTTCATAATATAAAATTATTTAGTTTCATGGAAATCGCCATGTCGTTGTTTTGATGTAGTAAAGATATAACTATTTTTTAAACTACCAAAAGAAATTGTTATTTATTTTCATCTTTTTTTATAGCTTCTATTTTAACTCCACTTATTGAACCATCAAAATTATATCTGAAAACCCGCTTTGATTCGTAACCTTTAGCAATTCTTAAGACCTTCCAAAAAGTGTTTTTTCGGTCTGATCTATTAAATTTATCACATTGCATATGTGGACCTTTACAAATATTATGCACTCTACAACTTAAACATCTTGATACCATTTCCATTGGCAGTTTATATTTTATAATGTCATTTTGGTTTATTTGAATCCATTTAGTTAGGATCAAAACCATTCCATTATAAATACAACGTTCGCCAATTTTATACTCTTTGCCAGGATCAAACGTTTGAGGTTTCTTGATTCTCATCTTTTGGCCTGTTTACAAAATTCAATAATTCCTTAATATCTTCCACGGTTCCCTGTATTGTTATACGTATCATATTATTACTACTTAAACCAAATTCAATGATTTCGCATTTATATTCATTGTGAATTTTTTGAATTAATGCCGCTTTTTCTGTGCTTAATATTTCTGTTTGTTCCATTGTTTTTTTTCTTTTTAAAAATAAAACCACCGTCAAATAAATAACGGTGGTCAAAAATAAATCATTTGAAAAAAGCTATAAAAATGTCTATCCTTTAGGCATTGACAAATTTAGTACTTTTTCAGATATAATTGAAAACCGATTCCGAAACATAGAATTTTGATTTCTATGTCTAATTTTCTTCTACTTTCTAAATTCGCAAATGAAACCACAACACCTGGAATAATATAAAATTCTTTATACTTCCAAAATGTCCTGGCAAATACTGCAAACCCTAATTTTGATAATGAAAATGTTAATTGTATCATTTATTTTTTATTTGCCATGTTATACCCTTTTCTATCCATTTTGATAACTCTTGGATATTCCATAATGTCACCTTTAGTATAGACTAAATTATAGATACCTAATTGCCCTTTTATTGGATATTCTATCACTGGGCGTGGTTTTCTCATCATCCAACCAAAACCCTTTTTAAAAAGGTGTCTTTTATCTTCTGGTATTAATGTGTTTTCCCAATCTTCTGGGGTAAATTCTGATATTGGTTTTATATCATACAATTCAACAAATCCCAAAGTAACACCGTTTTCAAGACCATATATTATGGGACTGGCTGATGAACATATCAAAAGATCCCCTCTGTATTTTGTTGGTCTTCTACGAACCTCAATTGATTTATAAGCAAATTTACCATCATCTGAATCAATTAAATTATTCGCATAAGGCTGCTTTACTGTCAAAGCCTTGAACCTGTCATGCAAATCCGGGTTATAATCAACGTTCCTATATTGCATATCCTAAAAGTTTAAGAGTTAATAAGCCGATGAAAAACCCTAACAATAGCAAAGATATTATTAAAACAAATAATAGAATTGCTGAACCTATAGCGGTCCATTTGATGTAATTTTTTTCATTCTTTTCCATTAGTCAAAAGTTTAATTTTATGTTTAGTTCTAACTAAAGAATATCCCAACCTTTCGCACATAGGTTTTATATTCAAACATATCTGAGCGTTAAAGCCTGTTATTTTGGTTATGTTGTATTTATCACCGTATACGAATTGGCAAATTGAATCAACACGACATTCTTTATTTTTTCTTTCAATTAGATATTGAAAAATCCGTCCTGACGTTTTAGGCAAAGGTTTGTATTCTTTAAAATCAACTCTTTGGGCCTTTCCGTCTAATCCTTTTATTATTTCATATTTCATAACCTAAATATTAAAATGGTAAATCATCATCATCACTAGAAAAAGGACTTTCATTTGATGTTCTGTTATCCGGTGGTGTTTGGCCTCCCTCTGATTTAGGCGTGAGCATATCAAATGTTGTTGCATGAATCTCCGTAATTTGTCTTTCAACATTGTTAGAGTCGGTATATTTACGATATCTCACAATACCCTCTAAATATAATTTAGATCCTTTTTTTAGATACTTATCTGCAACCTCTGACATTTTGCCATTAACCTGGATATAATGCCATTGGGTTCTATCTGGAATTTGTTGACCGCTTTTTGTTGTAAATCCTTTTTCAGTTGTTGCAAGTGAAAAATTAGTTACCTGTCCCCCGTCTGAAAATGTTTTAGTTTCTGGATCTTTACCCAGATAGCCTAATAATATTATTTTGTTTACACTCATTACTTAAATTTTATCCCCTCAAAAAGGTATTGTTGTTTTTCTGAATATCCCAAGGCCCTATTTAAAGCTTTCCTATCCTCATCAAATACAAAGCTGCAAGTATATGTATTGAATCCGATGGATGATTGATCAACTATTTTAACTAATTTACCAACGATGAGGTATTTATATTTATAATAATCTGATCTTTCAGATATGCCTATAATACGCCTTTCGGCTCCCATTTGTGGCGGTTGGTCCACTTCTTTTTTAATTCCTGAATCTTTAAAATCTTTTTTAATTGAATTCTTTGATATCATTCCAAAAAATGTTGAATCAGCCGTTGATCTCCGAATTGTGTTTTTTTTCATTCGCATATTCTGTTTTTAGAGTTTTTATAATTTTTAAATTACATGGATAGATACGCATTGTTTCTCGTTTTCCGGTTTCCCATTGATTGTGGTGATCCATGCAAAGAATGTTGATATTTCTAACATCGTGAGCCATTTCAGGCGATGATCCCCGGCTCAATATATGGGAAATAAATACAGATGAATAATTACGTAATGGCTTCAAACATTCCTCGCAATAATGTGGTTTATATTGCCACATGTATTTGTAAAATTTTTCATTCGCCTTTGGAATATCACCCTTACTTATTAAAGAATTTCCGAATATTTGATGTTGTATTTGAATCCTTAATTTAATGTCAATCGTAAAAATAGGATTAAAAAGGGGGTTGAACCCCCTTTGCATGATTGTATTAAATTCCTCTGATGTTTCGATATGGAACATTATTCCTCATCTTCATCAATAATAATATCTGAATCCTCCAGGGGATCAACTTCTGAATCTTCATCAATAGCCTGGTCCTCATCCTCAGATTCTAAAGCTAGAAAAACATCATCATCCGAAATACCGTCATTTTCTTCATTTACATCCTCATCAAATAATGTGTGCTCATCTTCTTTTTCATCATCGATAGCGGGCTCATTGTTTGCTCCGAAAAGTTCTAATTGCGCTTTTTTACCATTAAATAAAAACTCGTAAACCTCACTTTCAATTTCATCAACGATGTTTTCTAATTCCTCCTCAAATCCATATGTTTCACTATTGAATTTAATGCGAGGTGTATTTATAGCTGTTTTTTGACCATTACCTACTGTCATTAAACCCGTAATAATTACCGCAATGTTATCATCCTGGCCAGAAAATGAAACGCCACGGGCTTCAATATTATCTAAAACTTTGCTAGTGTAACTATCTCCCAATTCTTTTTGGGCTTTAGTAGCTTTAAATCCAGGCGTTGCCAATAATGACTGGAAAGAAATCAAATGAAACACACGACCTAATACCGGGCGTAAATTATCAAATAATTTTTTCATGTCTGGATGCACATCTTTTGCGCTTTCTACATGAAATTTATTGCTGTAAGCTTGATCACTTACAACCTCAGTTACTTCATAGTGAACAATTAAACCACCGTCACTAACTAATTTAACTTTGGATAATGAGAACTGATTTTTCGTTGGAATAGACATTGTTTTGTTTGACATAATGTTTGTTTTTAATGTTAATATATTATTTAAAAATCGTTTTCTCCTAATAATGGATTTTTATATTGTAAGGCATCTTTTGCCTGTTTAATACTTAGGCCAAATTCTTTTATTCCATCTATAAAATCATCCATCTGCGTTGTATCTGCAACAACAATTGGATTTGGATCATCAAATATAATGGAATCTTTAATAATTGGCTTTGATGAGGTTTTTTTGAAATCTACTTTGGTTTGTTCGGAATAATCTTTTTGATTTAATTAAATTATTCCTAATTTAACTAATTCAGGTAAACATCGTTTCAAAGCGCCTACATCTTCCAATGCGTCATGAGCAACAAATTTTTCACCTGGAAATAATTTATCATAAAGTTCCTCCAGTTTTGGAAATTTACCAGGCGTTCCATTAGCTTTTAAAGCACCTACAAATTTAATTGTCTTCATCATCGTATCTATACGCTTTTCTTTACTTAATGCAGGCTCAGAAACATCATTGTAATATGTTTGACCCATATACTTTAATGTGTTAGCTTTTATCACTGATGTATCAAAATAAATGTTATGGGCGCAAATTAAAGGTGCTGATAATGCATCCAAATAAAATTGCTCCAATACGATTTCAATGTCTTCACCTTTTTCTAATGCCATTTCAGTTGTGATACCGTGTATATTTGTTGCAGCTTCTGGAATTTCCCAACCGTTTGGCCTAATAATATAAAATCTATTTATACCGCCTAAACTCCATGCCAGGGAAACAATGTCCGGGAACTGCATAAAATGTGTTTCGTATTTATGTCCCTTTTCAGGTAATCCGGTTGTTTCAGCATCGAAACATAAAACTTGATCTATTGAGTACATAATTAATATTTTTTGTGTTTATACTTGCTTTCATCATCATTTTGTTTCTCCAAAACCTGCCGATTATCATCAATATAATCCTTTACGTTTTGAGGGCACATGTTTTGATCGTACAACCAAAGTAAATACCAGGCCTGGACCGTTTCCATTTTATCACCTTTATATTTACCTGTAGGCATTAAGCTATCATCTGTTAGAATTTCGTTTTTATTCATAATTGTTTTTCTAATTGTTTTAAAAGTTCGTCTGTAATTATTAAAGCCTCTGTAACTATATTTTCAACTGATCCGCCAAAAGTATGGTTATCATTTCCGTTTGCTCTTAATTCGGTTTGAGAGGATAAAATACCCTGAATAAAAAGCCCGGAAAAATATTCTCTTTTTGTTAATCCTTGGTTTTTTTCATCGTGCCATATTTCAGATAGTAAATGATCTTTATTAGTGTTACTTTGGATTTGTGGATTTATGGATTTATCTCCGTTTTTCTTTTCCATGATTTAAAATTGTTTTGGGTCTTCGATAAACATGCCGTATTCCTCAGCGGCAATCTGTTTTAAATATTCAATGTGATCGACTAATTCAGGGTTAGAAAGTTCGTTTATTTCTTTGATCCTGTGTTCGTACTTTCCGGTCGATGGGTCAATAAATTCCTCCCGCGTAATTGGTGACAAACTGCGTAAAAATAAATCTGTTTGTTCATGGGTCTTTACATCGCCACTTTCGTAAATAGCCTTCTTAAACTGAGGCACTACAGAAAGGAAATAATATCCTTTTATCGCCTCGGATGCATCTTTTTTTAAAACGGTAAATTGGCATATTACTTTGGAACTTTTATTTTTAGCAAAGAACTCGTTTAGTTCTTGCATGTACATTGCCAAATTACCGTTTTTATCTATGCTGCCTATTTGGATTTTTTGATTGATCATTATTTTTCAATATATTCCTCAACTCTCAATTCCTGTTGGCCTCTAACAACATTCTCAATGAATCCCTGGAAGCCTTCTTTTTTAGCAAAGTTTATGATTTCTTGTAACCTGGCCGCGCCTAAACTTTCACCTCTGGCAACTTTGACTATTTTAGCATTTTTATTTACGGCTACAGTTAATTTTAAAGCAACTTCCATAATTTGTGAATCGGAAACTTTACCAGGTACGAACGGGATTCCTTTTAATTCTAATCCATCCTCAGTGAATGTTAATCCCTCAATTGGTAATGATGAGGTAGAAATAATTGTTTCACGTTCTGCCAACAATGCTGCAATATCATCATCATATGTTTTCGCCTTTGCTTCAACGCTTGTTAATTCTTTTTTCTTAGTAACATAGTCAAACACCTTAGTGTGTTTTTCATTATGTTCCTGGGCTTCTTTTAGCTGTTCAGCAATATTTGTTTTTTCTGGGTTATTAGCCTCATAAGCTTCTAACCATTTTTCAGCATTTGTTTTTTTAGTTTCAAAATCCAATCTTTCATTATCAATAAATGCTAATTCTTTTTCGGCTTTTTCTTTTGCCTCTGCAATTTTATCTAAAAGATCTTTTTCAAATTCTTCAAAATCAGTTGCTATTTTTATTTTTCTTTGTGGAATATCTTCCAATTGTTGAATCCTTTGAGCCAATGAAGTGCGAACCGTTTTTGCTTTTTCAATTAGTTGAGCGTTTTCGGATTGCTTTTGCATTAAGGCATCAATTTCAATCTTTTTCGAATAGGTTTTTATATCTTCCTGCTTTAGTCCAACGGCTGCGTTTTTAACTATTGCAGTATATGTTTTTACCTCTGAATTTAGATCCTTTCTAACCTCCTTTTTTTTCTCAACATCTAAATCAATTTCATCGATCCTTTTTTGAATATCATCAGAAAGTAAAGATTTAACAACTTTGATTTGCTTACGTCTACCTTCCACGGTTTCAGACCATCTGGAAAACTCTACAGCATCAAAATCCGTATACCCGAAAATCTTTTGTAGCATACTAACGTTTTCGGACTTCATCCCATCATCAGATTTTATTGAAAGTGTTCCGCGTGGGTTTGCCTTACTAAACTTTAAATCAACTTCATATTCTTTTTGATCATCGCCTATTACCATTTTAGCAAAACCTTTTTCCTCACCATTTTTCAAAACCTCACCCCTTTTGCCATCTAATAAAGTGCCTATTGCATTTAATAAAGTTGACTTTCCAACCTCGTTATCACCTGTTAGGAAATATATTCCCCCGGTAAATTCGGAATTAAATGATTCTATTCCGTTGAAATTTAACAATTCTAGCTTTTTAATGTGCATGATTTATTTTTTTATAGATTATACTTTTCTTTTAATTGATTGAATTTTATAAATGGCCAATTAATCGTTTTAGAACTTGCCATTACCTTGCTATTGAAAATGACCAAATATTTATTTAAGTGATCACTAAAAACAAAACTTAACTCATTTTCATTATCACTAATTGAAAAATTATTATTGTTTTGATTTAGACAAATTTTCATTCCTGATGTTGTCATTGTATTGAATTTTTATTGTTTTGTGGAAAACGCCACATCGTTTTGTTTTGTCAAATATATAACTTTTATTTAAACTACCAAAAGATTTATTATATTTTTATTAAAATAATTTAGATTGTCTTTCTAAATACCGTGCAACCAAATCATCAACCTCAATTTCCAAAGGTTCCAAAGTTTCCTTTATAGCCTGTTTTGATGATTTTCTAAAACGCCTTTGGTTAAATCTCATTTCTTTTACCAGAATAATAAAATCTTTTAAGGTTAACGTTTCTACATCTTTTTTATCATTCTCCATGATCATATTTTTAAAATATTCTTTAAAATTGCTTGAATGACTGGAACACTAATTGTGTTCCCTGCCTGTTTATACAATTGGGTGTCAGAATTAACATTTTTGCATTTATGAAAAAAATCATCTGAATAACCTTGCAAACGGAAACACTCCAAAGGGGTTAATTTTCTAACATTTATACCCTCTGAAATTTTTGGTTCTTGATTTCCACCTCCCATAGTGTGAATAGTTGGTGCAATTCCATTTTTACTATATACTCTGCCTGATTGTTCATGTGTTTTATCCCATTTACCACCTGTTAATTGATACTCTACTTTTGGAAAATCAAATTCAATAACCAGATTATCCTTTTGAACAGTTGACAAACAATTTGATATTCCATTTTCATTAATTTCCAACATTTGTTGGTGCGATTGTCCGGGAACTCTTGCCTTTGGATTGTCTGGATTTCTACCTCTCATTGCTCCAATTATATACTCGCAGTCAGTTGATTGTTTTGAATAATTTGAAGTAATACAATTAGCAATATTTTTATATTCAACATCAGTAAATTTATTTGCTCTTTTGTCTTGTTGTGAAACTAAATAATTTATCATTTTATCACTCAAATAATATTTTTCATCAACTTCCTTTTCTAATACATGTTTCAATCTCAATTTTAATATTTTCTTTTTTGGGAAAATAAAATCATTTGGTAAATCTTCTCTTATTCCTATTAAAAAAACACGTTCTCTATTTTGAGGCAATCCGTAATCTTTTGTGTTCAATACTTGCCAATGTAAGTTGTAATTTAAAGAATCCGGATTTTTAAAAAAATACTCAATACCGTTTTCACTTCTACCTAAAAGATCTTTCCAATTTTGAAATACTCTGCCTCTATCCATACTTAACAAACCTTTTACATTTTCAATAATAAAATATTTAGGTCTTTGATTATCAACATACCTATAAAAATCAAAAAATAACAACCCCCTAGGGTCTAATTCTCCCAATCGTTTACCGGCCAAACTAAACGCCTGGCAAGGAATCCCACCAATAAAAATATCAGAATACAAATTATTATTTTCCCATTTTTGTTTGGTCATGTCGTTAATCATTAGATTAGGCATGAAGTTTTCTAAATATGATTTTCTAGCATATTTATCAATTTCACATGCAAAAGATATTTCATGATCCACACCCAAATTTTTTAATGCCATTTCTGGTGATCCTATACCACTACAAACGGTGCCTATTTTTAACTTTTCCATTTAAAATAATTTATCATGATTTCTTTGAGGTAAATTTTCCATAATCCATTTAACATCATTTCTTAAAGCCCATCGGCCAAAATGCATGATCAATGTCGCATCACAATTATACATAGTTGCTTTTAAGTCTGGATAGTACCGTTGTGCGAGTTCTTTATATCTCTTTTTTCTGGCGGCTTTTTCCTCTTTTTTAAGCCTTATGTTTAATCTACTTTGCCAGGTTATAGGATGCACTAAAATAAAAGGTATATCCATCACCTCTATAGTTGTTTTCAGTTGCTCGAAATTCCTGACTAACTTCTCAATCCCAAATGTTTTTCCTGACGCTGCATCCTCTTTATGAAATTGTACTTTCTCCAGGAAAACTAAAGGGCTTGAAATACCTTTGTAATAATCCAGATATTCCCGTAAATCAGATATATTTTTGGGATTCTTTATTGAAACCTCTTTATTGTTTGGTCTATAAACCGTAATACCTCCTGAGGCTCCCGGATCTATTCCAATGATGCAATCTATTTTTGTATTCATAATTTGTAATTTAAATATTTAGTTACGTCTATGTCTTTTTTAATCATAGCGTCAAAAACTCTTTTTATCTGATTGCTCCGCGCAATTTCCAGGGATGGAAAATCCAATGCTTTAGAATTTGATCCCTCATTTTTTACAACTGATGCTGTGTATCGGTTTACAAATCCTAATGCCGCTTTTCCTAAAAATTCATTTAAGGCCTGCTCCCGTACCTCATCAGTTATTTTTGGTTCCTTGATGAGGTTATGACCTTGGAGCCATTCCCATACAAACATTGATTTTAATCCATCCAATTTTAAAACTCCAGTTTCTTTGTATTCAATAAAACATTGTCTGCAGCTTTCAACCGTTGAATTATAATTTTGCTTTATTTCCTCCTGGTTTGGAACATACTCAATAAGCGGTATATTATCAGATGCCTTGCTTACTACACTGCCTTGTTTCTCTTTGTAAGCCTTAAGAATTTTTGAAAAAAAATCAATGTTAAATTCCTGGTAATGATTCCGGTCCGGTGACCCATCTTTTAATTTTGGCAAAAACTCATCTAAAGTTCCATTTACAGCCAATTCAAATGCCAATGGTATTTCAGACAACGCCAAACCCGAATGATACATTTTCAAATACTTTAAAAGGCGGGCGCAAATGTATTGCCATTCATTCTGATCTGTTGGAATCCTAAAGCCAACATCTTTTGCAATAAACTTAAAAATATTTTTCGTCTCATTTACCAAATCAGTATCATACATTTCAGAAATCAATGTTTTTGTTGAAGCCTGAAAAATATACTTTTCTATTGTGTTGAGGTTTTTTGTAACTTCTGGTATCTCTATCATTTGGCGTCTTTTGTCAATTGCTTTAACACCTGGTTTCCTTAACTCTAAAAAAGTGTTTTCTTTTTTTTGTGGTAAATTTTCCATACTAATAGTTATTATTTAAAAATTTCAACATTGCATCCGAATCGCTTTTTTGATGGCTTTGTTGAAACTCTACTTTTAATTTCAACTTATCTTTTCCAATGTCTCCACGGATAAATGATCTAACCGTCGCAATCCATCCTTTATTGCTACGTAGTGTTTTTTTATCCCTTGTATCGCTCCAATCTAAAACGCTGTGAAAATAGTAAACCAAATCAATTGAGTCGAAATTTGGGCCTTTAAAAAGATTTTCAAAGTTTGAATAATTTGGATTATTCTCATCATCAAAATTAACTAATTTATAAACATCAGAATTTCTAAATAAAAACGTTTTATCCCCTACCTTTTTTCGCGCAACTTTTTTGGGTATTTCTTCACCGTAATCATAATTGATATTTACCTCTATTTCATCTCCAAATAATTCTCCCGTTTTCTCTTCTTTTTTTTCTTGGTCGGTCGATGGGAATTTATTCCCTGAGACAAAAACATTATTAACTGTATTATTATCTAGTTTACTATATGGTATAGGTTCCACCGTTTGGTGGATTCCATTTCCCCGTTTGGTGGAATGCAATTCCCCATTAGTGTAAATGCTTTCCACTCTTTGGTGTAATGCATACCACGTAGTACGATCATATTTATTTTCATTGTAATTTCCTTTAAATAAAATTCCTTTTGAAACTAAATTATTAATTATTCTTTCTATCTGTCTACGTGACCAATAAGGGAACAATTCTTCTAATGCTGAAACTGAGTTATAAGTCCATGTATAACCATCGTAAAAATGTTTTTTATTTGCCTCGTTTTTTTTAATCCAGAAATAAAAATTATGGATTAGAATAGCACTTTCAACATCTAACTTTTTAGCTATTTTAATATTAAAATGATGATCCATTATTAATAAGTTTTAATATTTTTCATTTCGAGGTTTAAAAACTGTAGTTGCTTTGTGATGGTCCAATGTTTCCTGGGTGAAATACTTCATCTTTCCAACCTTTTCAAAAGGTAATTTAAATGTTCTGGTCCTGGCTGCAAAAGTTCCTTCTTTTAATTTTAGATATTCGGCTGCCTCTGGAATACTATATTTACCCTCTAATGAAATTTCAGGCTTTTTATTTACTTTTTCTTTCCTGGAAAAACATGATTCGCCTTGCTGTAAAAAAGTATTTCCAATACAGGTAAGATTGTTTTTTATAAACTCCAGAACATCCTGGGCGTTTTTAATGTCTTTTAATTTCTGAGTTCGTGAACCTGGGTTATTGACTTCTTTTAATTGCTTTTTGTCTGTTTTATTTTTCATGTCATAAAGTTTTAAAAATCATCTGTAGTATCTAGCAAACTATTTACAATTGAAATTTCAGGCATTTCAGGCTCAATTTCAGGCTCTTTTATGCCTTCACGTACAAACACCTCATCAATAACAATTTCATCTGTTTTTGGCAATGTTTCGGTCTTTTTAGTTGCTTTCTTTTTTTTCTGTTTTTTCTCAGTCTTAAAATTATCTTTGATCATCTGGAAAAACTTTCCTTTTTCTTTGATCTCTGATATTATATCCTCATCCCTATTGATTCTAAATTTAACGTAATCTTTTTCACTTATTTCTCTTACTTCGTTTTCATCATCTTCATAAGTTGTTGCAGACATAAAAACTAAATTAGCAGCCTTAAGTTTTGCGCACATTAATTGAGCCTGAATTTGATTATAGTTTTTTTTGAAATTCTTTTTGATCATAGGCAAATAAATTTCTTCTGGAGTATCTTTAAACGGAATAATCAAATCTATATAATCAGTTAAAAATATTGTTTTCAACTCATCAAAATCAACAACTTTTCCATTCTCTATTTTTGCAAAATCAATAGAACTAACAAAAACATCCATTTCCTCAAATTCGACTTTCTTTTGAAATATGTAACCATCCGGCAAATGTTTCAAATAATTAATTTCTAATATTGCGCCCGTTCTTAATGCATCTATAGGACTCGCAAATGAATTCCAATAAGGCCTGTATTCAGCTACAAAACGCCTCAATAAATCCTGATATCCTTTTGTGTCTTTACTCATAGTTAAATATGAGATATCACCGCTACCTATCGTTAATATCATTATAATTTGCCTTTTGTGTTGTACGTATTGTATAGTTCCTTAATCTGCGTTTCTGTTAAATCGCTAACCTCACTAATATTATAATGACTTAACATATTTTGAAGTCTGGTAACATCCTGATTGAAATAATTTTCAATTGCTTTTCTTTTATCTGATACTGTTTTAGGTACCAAAATTTCCTCACTTTTATTCGCGTCTGGATCTGCACCTGTAGCAATTTTATAAGCATTCAAAAGGGCGTACTTTCTTGCATATGTTGATGATTTTCCAAAACCTTTATCGCCATTATCAATACCACGCCCAAAGCTTTCAACCTCTATAAATTGGGTAACATCATCCAAATCCCAAATTTTAACAGTCATTTTAATAGTATCTACATACGTAACACTTTCTACGAGGTCTTTACCCTTTACCGTTCTTACAATTTCTGAATTTACCAGATCTTGTTTTATTGGAATACTTAAAATCCTGTGTTTTGTTTCAGCTTTTTTAACTGCTAATGTTACATCCAAATCACTTACCGCCTTATAAGCATATGACCCGTTTCCAACCTGCATTGTTTTTTCAATGTTACCAATTTCATTTGCTACTAATTGGATTTTCTCTAAAAGATTTAATTTTGTTGCTGCCATTTGATTTATTTTATTTTAAATTTTTTAACTCACTAACTCCTATCGCTATCATAAAGCTGAATAAAACAGCCAAACCCCATTGCCAGGGATTATAAAACCCCGCAATTATACATACTACAGTAAGGAACATAAAGAAATAAATCATTCCTTTAATCCAAAGTCGGTCATGATATTTATTGCTCATCGTTTTCCGTTTCTTCATTAAATCCAAATAAGTAATTTGGTGTACAATCTAATTCTCTACATAAAATTGTGATCCATTCAAATTTAATAGATGATGTCCTACCATTTGATAGGAACGTCATATTAACCTGCTGTGTTGATTCTTTCGAATCTGGCCACAATAACGCGGCAATAACTTTTTTATTTACATTTTTACCGTTTGTTTGCGCTCGCGCAATTGCTTCATTTACTCTTAATACTAACATATTTTTATTTTTAATTATTTACTTGTTTTAAATCCACAACACTGGCATTGTTTCACCTCCCATACTGGTATTTTTTCACCAGTATCTTTATCCTCTCTATACTCACCGTCTACAACCTCCATTTCTCCACCGCATTCAATACAATCACCATCACCCCACAAAATAAGATCCAATATTTCTGCGATTATTGCTGATCTTTTAGGTAAATTAACCGCCTCTAAAACAGAAACAAAATTTAAATAACCTAAAGTTCCATCCATTACCGTTTTTATGGTTTTACCGTAATTATCTGAATCGTTAAATACAAGTTCTTTTTTTTCAAGTTCAGAAATTAAAAGTTCTGTAAAATCATATACTGGCATTTGTGCTAAAATTGACAAATTGTATAATACTTTAGTGTTTTTAATAGTCATGATAATGATATTTTAGTTTCATGGAAATCGCCATGTCGTTGTTTTGTCTTACAAATATATAACTTTTATTTAAATTACCAAAGGTTTTGTTTATATGTTGAAATATTTTTTTGAAATTATTTTTTTTACGTACTTTTGTCAGACGTCAATGTAACGCTCACATTGATTCTAAATATAAAAACCCGCCTTAAAAAAGCGGGTTCTATTTTTTATTAAACTTAGAATCATATTCTTTCATTAGTTGAATCTTTTTCAAATAATCCGTACACGATAACATTTCTTTTTCTGCAAAATATTGTTCTCGTGTTATTTCTTTTACAAAAACTTCACTTAATAAAAATGGCCTTTTGTGTCTGTGTTTTGGATAATCATAATATTTAGGTTTCATTATATCCGCTATTATTGAACCGTTACCCCTCCAACGTCTCCAAACATACTTTGTTTTATTATTCATTTTTCCTTAATTATAAATTTCCTTAAAAAATAATTAGCATCATTATGCCAGGAACCGGACTCGGTTTGTAATTTATTACTCTTTGGATAAATTATAACCTTACCATATATTTCATGAATAAACCAAAACATAAATGTGTTTTTAGCACCTGGATAAACATCATAATCTAATGCTAATAATTGAAGTTCATTTTTCCGGAAACGATTATAACGCAAGTTTCTGGCATTTTGTTCTGATTTACTATACCTTTTCATTTTCTCAACTCGTTTAATATTTGATCCTGTATAAATTGTTTTCGTGGTTCTTTTTCTCCAGATGGCCAACCGTAAATACTAAATATATTTAATTCATCGGTTATGTAATGATCTACTATTTTAATCAAAACTTTTTCCTCTTGCATTGTGAAAATTACTATATACCTTAATTTAAATACAATATTGCAAATTCCAGTTTCAAACAATTCGTCAAAATTTTCCTCTACGATTAACCATAATTCAAGTAAAGGACGTGTATTTGTTTCCATAATATTATTTAATTTTTCTTACTGATAAGCGATCCCAATATTCAAAACATTGCTTTGTATCTTCAAAATAAAAAGATCCAATAAGCATTGTATATAAATCAACGTATTTCATTTCCAATTGCAGTTTAAAATACTTCATTGGGTCCGGTGCGTCTTTCCAAACTCTTAAAACTTCATTTTTGAAATTTACCTTTTGGCTTAAACTTAATTTGCTGTAGAAATATTTGCCTTTTTTCATGATTTTTTATTTAAATATTTTTTTACTATTTGTGATATTTTTTTACCGTCTGAATACTGATCATTGTCAACAACGTGAATAGCACCATATTTTAACGCCTTATTTTTATGTTCTATATAATCCTTATCGTATTGTAGATCGATCATAAATTGAAGCCTTGCGGCCGTCATACCGCCTTTATAATTACTCATGATTATATTGATTGTAAATTAGCTTTTTTAAAAGACTTGAAACAATTTGATTCTGTATCAAAATACGCCTGAACCGTTTCATTTTTCTTTTTATCTGTTCCTTTTAATTCTGGTAATAATTCAGCTTTTAAAGTTCCGTAAGCCTCTCTAATTGATCCGTCAACCTTTTGGAAATAAAACTTTACAATTCCTTTTCTCATTTCAGATTGTAATTTAATGTTTTTCCAAGCCATTTTTAAAGCTTCTGACATACTAAAACCGTTAGTTTTTACGAACTGCCAAGCTAACTGCATCACTGATTTTAAAGTTGTTGTAAACATGATTTTAATGTTTTTAATTTTTAGGAAAACGCCTAATCGCTTTGTTTTGATATGTCAAAGATATAACAATTATTTAAACTACCAAAAGAAATTGTTATTTATTTTACTTTTTAGACAAAAAAAAGATCCAGGCTTTAAACCTGGACCATTTAGATAATTTACATCTCATTTTTTTAGTTAGACAATGTTAGACCTAATTCAGTGTTATATTTTTCCATTGTTTTAAGTCTATTTTTAACTGCTAATTTGAAATCCTCATCATAGGTTTCAAATTCTTTTGTTAAAGTTAATTCTTTTACAACTAGTATTTCTGATTCAATTCTAGTTTTTTCTAACGACATCATAGTGTCAACGAATCCTCCCATCGTTTCTTTAGGTGGTTTTGGCATAATATAAAAATTTATTGTTTTAGTGCATCGTACTTAATAAGTATTTCAGCGATTTTTTTAGATAGTTCTTTTTTGCATTCCGTGTATTTCTGCATATTTAATACACTTGAAATAAAACAAATTTCCCAAAGGGCTGAAACTCCTGACCCTAAATTCAAAATACCTAATCTAGTATGTTGGCTACTAGATTCGATCTTTACGCCTCTGTTAGGTATCCCCAGGATCGTTGAAGTAACGGAACATATTTCCGTGGCCATTTTATAAGACAGAGAGTTTTTATTATTAAAATCGGCTTTATTTACATATACCTCAGTCCCGGTGGCCGTTGGTGGCCCTGCATTAAAATGCAAATCCAAAACTACCGAACCTGACCCAGGTTTAATTCTGCTTTGATAAACTGAATTTGTCTCAAAATCTTTATCATTAATCACCTGGCCTTTTGGCAAACTTTGATTAATAAAATCTCTCATTTCTTTTGTTAGATCCCTTTCAACATAATTTCCGGATACTGCTCCAGGATCTGCATTATGGTGCCCCGCTGATAAATAAATCATAATATTTGATTTTTAAATTATTTACTGATTCTTTTTAAATTAATGTCTACACCTATTTTATAATATGGGTAAACTTTTCCATCCCCAGTAAACCAAATAATTCCAGATCCTAATTTAGGAACAATATTCCCATCTGGCAAAATTTGTAGATTAATTTCTGAGGTAATAAAGTTAACATTATTGCCTATACCCTTTGTAAAGTCTGACGCCCAATTGATACGCAATAAATCCTTTGGATCTTTTACTGGGATTCTCAATACCTGGGAACCGTTTAAGGTAAAGTTTTTATTTTGTGATACCACATCAACATAATTCAAACGCTTTCCTTTTTGTTTTACTGAATAATCCGTAACATAAACATTTAAATCCGTTTCCTGAGTTGCTGTAGTATCTTTTTCATACATTACTATTTTGGTTTTAGTTCCGTCTTTATACGTTTTTTCAAACCTCCAAATTTTGTTATTCAACTCGTCTTTTTCCAATCTTTCAAGTTTTAAAGTATCTCTAATCGACATATTTAATTTTGTAATAGCTGATATTTGAACATCTTTAAAATTCAATAATGAATTTTTACCGGCAATTATTTCTTTTAAACTGTCAAATTCTTTCTTTGAAAAC